ACAGTATGTTAGACTTGGTAAGAGTTGAATTGCAAATAATGGGAGATCCTTATTACATAAGCGATAGTGGTACAGGAAATTATATGTCAGCACAAGGAGCAACTTGGTTTGCAGACGAAAATGGACATATTGATCATGTACGTAGTCAGCAATTTATAGAGTTAAATTTTAAAACTCCATATGATTATAGTCCAACATCAAGCACAATAGAATTTCCTGTAACTAAAGATGAAGGCGGCGGAGTTACAATTAGACAATTTAGTGGATTATATAAAGTAACATATGTTAAGTCTGAATTTAATCAAGGCAAGTTTATACAAACATTATCATTGTTAAGAATGAGTACACAAACAGAATTAGATTATAAGAAAGACAAAGAACCGGATTCTGCTAATGTTGGCGGCGGGCAATCCTATAGTGGCGGTTATAAAGATCGTTTCCCAGGTGGAGGAACATATACATAATGGCAATGCAACCTTTATTAGATAAAGTATCAAAAAATACACCCCCAGTGATGATGCCAGGGCCTTACCTTGCTAAGGTAGTGAGCTTTATTGATTCAGAGTACATGGGTACTTTACAAGTGCAGTTATTAAAAACTACAACAACTGGTAACCCAAACTTTGCTGGCGGATCAATGTACAATGCAAGATACTTGTCACCGTTTACAGGACAAACTCCAAGAAATGGAGTAACAGCAAACGACGGTTATAGAGATACTCAACAAGCATACGGTATGTGGATGATTCCACCTGATATTGGAACACAGGTTCTTATAATTTTTGCAGAAGGTAACCCAAATATGTGTTACTGGTTAGGTTGCGTTCAAGATAGGTATATGAATTTTTCTGTACCGGGAAATGCCGCAACGTCATTTACTAAAAAAGTTGATGCTGATGGAAATGATCTAATTGACGAAAAAATGAAGCCTGCTAAATTGCCAGTTAGTGAATACAATAAAGTAACTGAAACAGGACTTGGACAAGATCCTACAAAGTTTGAAAAACCACACCAAAAAGAATTTGTAAACGGACTAGTTGAATCAGGATTAATATTTGACGAAACAAGAGGAATCACAACGTCAAGTGCAAGGCGTGAAGTACCAAGTGCAGTCTTTGGATTTAATACACCAGGACCTGTTGATAAACGCCCAGGAGCTCCAAAATCAAGAATAGGTACTAACGAAGAATTTGTTGATGTTTATAAATCAAGACTTGGCGGCACTTCTCTTGTAGCAGATGACGGAGATGATAAATTTTTAAGAAAAACAACAGCAGACAAAGGCCCGCCAGAATATGCTGATGTAATGCAAAATGAAACAGACGGTAGAAGAGAATTACCACACAACGAATTATTCCGTGTGCGTACTAGAACAGGTCATCAGATACTGTTACATAACACAGAAGATTTAATCTACATATCTAATGCTAGAGGTACTGCTTGGCTTGAAATGACAAGCGATGGTAAGATTGACATTTATGCTGAAGATAGTATTAGTATGTATAGTGGCAATGATTTTAATTTTACAGCAAATCGTAATGTTACTATTGAAGCTGGTGCAAATTTATACTTAAAAGCAAGTGACAATCACAATGCTAGTTCAAAGCCAGGAGGCAAAATACAAATAGAATCTGCCGCTGATACAAATATTTTAATTGGTGCTAACGGTAAAATTACAACAGCAACTAACTTTGATCTAAACACAGGTTCTGCAAACAAGTTTACAGCAGGTACAACTACTGATATAAACAGTGGCGGAAACCATACAGAAACAGCACCTAAGATTGACATGAACGGCCCGACAGCCGCAACAGCTGAATTAGTTAGTGCATTGAACACACACGTTAACCCAGGACCGTCATCATTAGGATGGTTAAGCCAACGTATGCCACAGCACGAACCATGGCCATGGCATGAAAATTTAAACCCTCAAGCATTTAAACCAGTTGCTACTGATAGGGATAATAATTTTACAACTAAAAATGATGAACCAACTCCTAGTATTCCTGATACATTTAAGAAAACTAGTAAAGCTAACGAATAAAAAGTAAGGTAAATATTGATATGGCAAGCGAATTATATAAAAACATCGAAGTTAACAGTAACAATACACCAAGTAATCCAACATCAACAAATCGTGCTTACAAAGGTCTTAGTACAGTTAATCCAGAAAACGTTAGTAAAACGTTATATGACATTGGTTTAATTAAACAAGACTTGCTTAATCACTTCCATATTAGACAAGGCGAAAAATTAATGAATCCTGAATTTGGAACAATTATTTGGGACGCAATATTTGAACCAATGACTCCGTCAATGGAAGAAGCAATAGCTGAGAATGTTAAAAGAATTGTAAATTCAGACCCAAGAGTTACTGCAAATGCAGTTATTATTGACACATATGAAAGTGGTATTATTATAGACTGCGACTTAACATATTTGCCGTATAATATTAGCGAAAAAATGCGTTTAACGTTTGACGAAAACTCGGGAATGAATTAAGTACACACTTAACAGATTACACTAAATAGTATTACACTAAGGAAAGCAAATAAATGGCGGCAACAGATAGACAGAATAGATTATTAATAGCAGAAGATTGGGCTAAAGTATACCAATCTTTCCGTAATGCTGAATTTAAATCATACGATTTCGACAACTTACGTCGAACAATGATTAACTATATACGTCAAAATTATCCAGAAGATTTTAACGACTACATTGAATCAAGTGAATACTTGGCACTAATTGATCTTATTGCTTTCCTAGGTCAAAATATTGCTTTCCGTGTTGACTTAAATGCTAGAGAAAACTTTTTAGAACTTGCATCACGTAGAGAAAGTGTTCTACGTTTAGCACGTTTACTTTCCTACAATCCAAAGCGTAATAAACCAGCTAACGGATTGCTTAAAATGGAAAGTGCTTCAACTTCAGAAGACATATTAGATAGTAATGGTACAAATCTTTCTAACCAAGGAGTTATGTGGAATGATCCTAGTAACAGTAATTGGAGAGAACAGTTTGAAAGAGTACTTAATGCCGCATTGCCTAGTAATTCGCAATACGGAAAACCAATTAAAAAAGATAAAGTAGAAGGTGTTCCAACAGACCAGTATAGATTTAACGCATCAAACACTGATGTTCCAGTTTATACTTTTAGTAAAAATGTTGATGGAAGAAGTTTACAGTTCCAAATTGTTAGTACTGATGTTAGTAATGGTATTATTGCAGAAGAAGCACCGCTTCCAGGAAACAGTTTAGGATTTCTTTATAGAGATGATGGTAGAGGACCAGGTTCAACGAACTCAGGATTTTTTGCACACTTCCGTCAAGGTACACTTGACAGCGGAATATTTAATGTTGATACACCAAGTACTAACCAAACAGTAAGTATTGACGCAACTAATGTTAACAATGAAGATGTTTGGCTTTACAAATTAAATTCAATTGGTGCTGAGGATCAGCTATGGACAAAGGTTGATGCAGTTGAAGGCAACAATATTGTTTATAACAGTACAAGAAAAAATCAAAGAAACATTTATGCTGTATTAACTAAAGTACAAGATTCAATTGATATGATCTTTAGTGACGGAACATTTGGTAATCTTCCTAAAGGACAATTTAAAGCATTTTTTAGAACTAGTGCAAATGACACGTTTAATGTTGTTCCTAAAGATTTAACAAATATTTCTGTAACAGTTCCTTATACATCTAAAGCAGGTAATGCCGAAGTATTAAACTTAGTATTTTCTTTAAAGTATACAGTTGACAACTCAAGTAGAAGCGAATCAAATGCAAGTATTAAAGCAAACGCTCCTGCAACATACTATACACAAAATAGAATGGTAACTGGTGAAGACTACCAAGTAGCACCATTAGGAGTTAGTCAAGAAATTATTAAAGTAAAAACTGTTAATAGAACAGCAAGTGGTATTAGTAGATATTATGATTTACTTGATGCAACAGGAAAGTATTCAAATACTAGTTTGTTTGGTACAGACGGATTGCTATACAAAGAATTAACAGATAGTAAAGAGTCGTTTACGTTTAGTACTAGAACAGATGTTGAAGGTACTATTGAAAATACAATTACTCCAATACTGTCAAAAACATCAGTTATTAATTATTACTTAGATAAGTTTCCAAAAGTTTTAGTTTCTGACTTACAAGCAAGTTGGTCACAGTCGTCAACCTCTACAAACTACAGCACAGGTAAGTTTGTAGATTCAGTTAGTTCAACGTATCAAGTTGGAACATTTACAGGTAGTGGATTGCGTTTTGTTGAACCAGGAAGTTTAATTAAATTTGTTGCACCAGTAGGACAGTATTTTGCTAAAGATGGTACACTTGGAACAGGAAATATTTTACCAGCAGGAACAAAAACATATGTTTGGACTAAAGTTATATCTGTAGTCACTGACGGCAGAACTGATAATACTGACGGTAGTGGACCAATTGCATTTAATGATGTAATACCAACAGGTGCAGTACTTTCAGAAATTAGACCAAAGTTTAGTAAAGCATTGGTTCTTGATGTTAAAACACAAATTATCGATCAAATTTTTGCATACAAAACATTTGGTTTAAGATACGATACTAATTTAAGACAATGGCGTTTAATTACAGAAAATAACTTAGACATCACAAGTAACTTTACTACAGGTAAAACAGGTGATATTACTAATCAGCAATTAGATGCAAGTTGGTTGTTATTATTTGAAACAGACGGAGCTCAGTATACTGTTAGTTACAGAGGCTTAAGGTATGTGTTTGAAAGTAATCAAGAAATTAAATTCTTTTACGACAGCGAACAAAAAATTTACGATAACAAAACAGGACAAATTGTTAAAGATAGAATTGAAGTATTATCAATTAACACAGTTCCAGATGCTATTACACCGTTTACCATTGATTATCCTTGGCAAATTACAAAAGAATATAGAGATCCTGAAGGATATATTGATAGTAAAAAAGTTGAAGTTGGGTTCTTTGATAGAGATGACGATTCAGTTGTTGACGACCCAGATACGTTTAACGTATTAATTGCTCCTGAAACTAACATTAATTCAAAATTTGTTTTCCTAAAGAAATATATAACTTCAGATAATATTGAAGATTTTAAATATGTCGATAATGAAGTTGAAAAAATTACAGTTGTTACTAATGACAGTTTTATTCAAACGTCAGGCATGCCAACAGGAAAAGTATTTTATGTTGTAAAAACAGATGTGTTTAAAAAGTATGATGCAACTACATTGTTATTAACACAAACAACGGATTATAAAGCGTTTACAGGTAGAGATAAACTAAAGTTCCATTATGTGCATACAGCAGATGATGATGCTCGTATTGATCCAAGCAGTTCTAACATTAATGATTGTTACTTGTTAACAAAAACATACGACACAAACTTTAGACAATATCTAACTGGTGTAACAGCATCTTTACCGTTACCACCAAGTAGTGATAATTTGTTTAATAGTTACGGTGCTGAAATTAATAAAATTAAGTCAATTAGTGATGAACTAATTTATCATCCAGTTAAGTATAAAGTACTGTTTGGAGATAAATCAGAAACTAATATGCAGGCAACATTTAAGATTGTAAAAAACCCAGAGCAAGTTGTTAACGATAATGATATTAAATCAAAAGTTATTAATGCAGTTAATCAATTCTTTGCATTAGAGAACTGGGACTTTGGTGATACTTTTTACTTTACAGAATTAAGCACATTTGTAATGAATGCTGTTAGCCCAGACTTAGTAAGTTTGATTATTGTTCCAAAACAAACAGGACAAGCGTTTGGTAGTTTGTTTGAAATACGTAGTGAAGCAGATGAAATTTTTATTAGTGGTGCGTCAGTTGATGACGTTCAAGTTATTGATGCAATTACAGCAAGTAGAATACAAGCAACAGGCAATGTTGTAACAGCGTCAAGTACAGCAACAACCAGCGGAATTACAAGTGGCACTACTTACAGTAGTTCATCTTATTAAGGGGATAAGCTAAATGGCTTTTAACGATAATCAATCCGATAATGCTCTTCCAGTTGGAGCAAATCAATCTAAAAGGACTAGTGCAGATCACTTACCTAAATACTTTAGAACGGATTCGAATAAAAAGTTTCTTAGTGCTACACTTGATCAACTTTTAAATCCTGGTGTAGCTGAAAAGATATCAGCATACTACGGAAGACGTATTGCAAAAGCTAGAGTTGCATCTGATAATTATATTACAGATACTAATGCAGATAGAGAAAACTATCAATTTGAACCTGCTACTTTAGTACAAGACGAATTAAACAACGTTACATTTTACAAAGATTATAACGACTTTAAAAATCAAATTAGAGCGTTTAATGGTACAGTTGAAAACGACAGCGTACTAAACAAACAAGAATACTATTCTTGGAACCCACATATTAATTGGGATAAGTTTACTAATTATAGAGAATACTATTGGCTACCAAACGGTCCAATAGGTATTGGTGTTGCAGGACAAGCTAGAGACATTGACAGTACATTTACTGTTACTAGTGAAGATAACCTTGACAATACTGCATATGTATTTTCACCAGACGGCAAAACACAAAATCCATCATTAAAATTATATAGAGGACAAACATATACATTTGTTCTTAATACTCCTGGCATGCCTCTAACGTTTAGAACTGCTAGAAGTTTAGATGCTGAAGTGTTATATACAACCGGTCTTGATGATAGCACACAAACAACTGACGTTGGTACAATTACATTTGAAGTTGATATTAATGCACCAGACACATTATATTATATTAATGGCAATGATATTAATACAAGTGGATTAATTAAAATTTATGATATTGTAGAAAACAGTAAAATTGATGTTGAAGCAGAAATAATTGGCAAACAAAATTATACAATGTCAAACGGATATGCGTTATCAAATGGAATGAAATTATACTTCCAAGGTGATGTAACTCCTGCAAAATATGCTCAAGGCGAATGGTATGTTGAAGGCGTAGGAGATAAAATTAAATTAGTATCTGATGCAAACGTACAGATACCTGGAACATATTCTACAGATAAGCCTGTACCATTTGATTCAGAAGCATTTGACAGAGTACCGTTTAGTAATGCAAATAGTTTTGCAGGCACAAAAGATTATGTTTGTATGAACAGGTCAAGTGCTGATTTAAATCCATGGTCAAGATATAATAGATGGACACACAAATCTGTTATTGAAACTACAGCAACTATTAATGGAATTATACCAGAAATTGATCAAGCAAACAGAGCTAAACGTCCGATCATTGAATTTAACGAAAATATTAAATTACATGAGTTTGGTACATCAGCAAAAGATAATGTAGACTTAATTGATACATTTACAGCTGATGTGTTTAGTACTATTGAAGGATCATTAGGTTATAACATTGACGGAGTTGATGTTGCAGACGATATGCGTATCTTGTTTACAGGTGATCCTGACACAAGAGTTAAAGGTAAAATTTATAAAGTAAACTTTATTACTCATAATAATGTTAGACAAATTAGTTTAATTGAAGAAGCTGATACAACACCATTGTTAAATGAAGTAGTACTAGTTGAAGCTGGTAATACTAACAAAGGTAAAATGTGGTATTACAACGGAACTAAATGGTGTGTAGCACAAGAAAAAACAGCAACTAATCAAACACCAATGTTTGACTTGTTTGATACTAATGGTGTTAGTTTTTCTAATACAACAACATATCCTAGTACAACGTTTATTGGTAATAAACTGTTTAGTTACAAGCAAGGTACAGGAACTAATGATATTGAATTAGGATTTCCTTTAAGTTATAGAGCATTAGAAAATACCGGTGATATTGAGTTTGATTTTAATTTGTTAAACACAAATCATACTTACCAACAAAGTAATGCAGTTATTACTGCAAAGTCTGATAACGGTGTACTAAGACAGTACAGCGATAGAGAGACATTTACATACGTAAGTGGCTGGATCAAAGGAAATACAGAAAGTAAACAGTTAGTTAATAGACAATATGTTGTAGCAACACAGTTTAATGAGTTTGCTATTGATGTATATGACCGCAGTGGAGATTTAAACGATCTTTGGGTAAGAGTTTATGTTAACGATAAACGTAAATTAGAAAATATAGATTATGCTATAAACAGAATTAATGGTGTAGCGTATGTTACGTTTACAAAGGATCTTGTAGAAGACGATATTATAGTAATTAAAACTGATAGTGCTACAAAGAAAAATGCTAACGGTATTTACGAATTCCCAATTAACTACGAACGTAATCCTAAGAACGAAAATATTGAGTCATTTACGTTAGGTGAAGTTAATGATCATGTTGAATCTATTACTGAATTTAGAAATGATTGGACAGGAAACTTTCCCGGAACTAGTAACCTAAGAGATTTAGGAAACTTATCACCATACGGAAGTAGATTTACACAACATAGTGGATTAACTAACCTTGCAGTATATCACATAACAGATAAAACTGCAAACGTTATTAACGCATTAAAATATGCACGAGCAGAGTACGGCAAGTTTAGAAGAAAGTTTTTACAAACAGCTGAGAACTTAGGTTATGACGGAACAACAAGAATCCATTTTGACAAAGTAATAACTGAACTAAATCTAAACAAAACAAATGACATGCCGTTTTACTTTAGTGATATGATTGGGCATGGTATCAGTAACGAAATCATACACACAGTTTTTAGTGCGTCACAAGAATACTACAGTTTAACAGCAGATTATAGTTTACGTTCATTATCGAATCAAGCAATAAGCGTGTACCGTAATGGTGCTTTACTATGTCATGGACAAGATTATGAATTTGAAGTAGGGTTTGAAGGATTTATAAAAATTATAACGCCAAATGTTATTGACGATGTTATTACAATATACGAATATGAAAATACAGATGGTTCATACATTCCAGAAACACCTACTAAGTTAGGTTTATATCCTGCATATGTTCCTACTAAGTTTATTGATAATACTTACGGAGTTGACCAAACTGTTATTAGAGGACATGACGGATCTACTTTTGTAGCATACAACGATTTTAGAGATGACTTATTACTTGAATTAGAAAAAAGAATTTATAACAACTTAAAAGTACCATACAATACATCACTATTTGATGTACATGACTTTGTAGGTGGCTCAAACAGATCAACAGGTATTCCTAAATGGGCTATTGATAAAGGAATGATTGCAGAATTTATTGATTGGCTATCTGTTGTAGGTAATCCAGATTATACAAACTACGACTTTTATGAAGCAACAGATACATTTACATATAATTATTCTTCAACACTAGGTGCAAACAATAGCACTAACCCAGGATACTGGAGAGCAGTTTATAAACAAGCATTTGATACTGATCGCCCACATACTCATCCATGGGAAATGTTAGGACTAAGTGTTAAACCTACATGGTGGGAAACAGAATATGGTAAAGCACCATACACAAGTGAAAACATGTTGTTATGGCAAGACCTTGAAGATGGTATATGCAGAAAGCCAGGCGCTCCTGCAGAATACTTAAAACATTATAAACGCCCAGGACTTACTAATTGGATACCAGTTGATGATGCAGGTAACTTATTAAGTCCAGTTGATGCTAACTACGCAAAAGAATTTGTATTAGGTAGTACTAAAAATCCATTTAAATTTGGCGATGAAGGACCAACAGAAACTGCTTGGAGAAGAAGTAGTGAATATCCGTTTGCATTGCTAATTTCATTAATGTTAAATCAGCCAAGTAGAGTATTAGGTCTTGGTTGGGATAGAAGTAGAATTATTAGAGATAGTGCAGGCACTATTGTTTATAGTACAACAGGTAAACGTTTAAAATTACAAGATTTAGTATTTCCAAATACATCAACAGACGAAACAAGAGTAAACACTTGTGGATTAGTAAACATAGTTGCAAACTATTTAAACAGTAAAGATGTTGATGTTTATACAAAGTATAAAGCAAATGTAAAAGCTATTAATAACAAGTTAGGAATTAAACTTGGAGGCTTTACTGAAAAGAGTAAGTTTAAATTAATACTTGATTCAAGAACACCTTACAATGAAGGTAATGTTTTTGTACCAGATGAAAACTATCAAATTTTCTTAAACACAAGTTCTGTAACAAACTTAGTTTCTTACAGTGGTGTAATTATTGAAAAGAAAGCTGAAGGATTTATTGTTAGAGGTTACGACAGAGTTAACCCATACTTCAAATACTTTTCTCCAACACCAAAAGCAGATGACCCAGTTGTTACAGTTGGCGGCATTAGTGAAGACTTTGTAAAGTGGAGTGAAAATAAAACATACGCTGAAGGATCAATAATCCAATTTGGTAATGAATATTATGTTGCTAAATCTCAACACGTAGCTGGAACAGATTTTGACCAATCATTATATCAAAAGCTACCTGAAATTCCTATGAAGGGAGGACGTAGTGCGTTCTTTAGACGTGAATTTAATACTGAATTAGTAAAAGAGCCATTAGAGTTACTATACGGTACAATGTTTAGAACAGTACAAGAAGTAGTTGACTTTTTATTAGGCTACAGCAAATATTTAGAAAGCGAAGGATTTACATTTAATAAATTTAGTGAACAGATTTTAGATGTAGAAAACTGGAGAGTAAGTGCTAAAGAATTTTTATTCTGGACAACACAAGGTTGGGCAGAAAATAGTGTTATTACACTAAGTCCGGGTGCAAACGAATTAAAGTTTTACAAAGAGAAAAATGTTGCAGATAATATTTTTGATACATTCTATCAATACAGTTTATTAAAAGCAGATGGTAAAAAACTAATACCAGAGTATGTAAGAGTTGGTAGAGATAACGATAATGAATTTACAATATCAACTAGAAATACTGCTGACGGTATTTACAATGTTAATATTCCTCTAGTACAAAAAGAACACGTAATAATACTTGATAACACTACAGTATTTAAAGATGTAATTTACGATCAAGCACCAGGCTATCGCCAAGCAAGACTTAAAGTTATGGGCTATAGAACTGATGCGTGGACAGGCGGATTTAATATCCCTGGATTTATTTACGATAGTGCAGACACTACTGTTTGGGAAGCATGGAAAGATTATGCAGTTGGTGACACAGTTAAGTATAAAGAATTTTATTATGTTGCAAAGGTAAAAATACCTGGAACAAATATATTTGATAACAAAGAGTGGGAAAAGCTAGAAGTTCGTCCTGAAGCAGGATTAAAAGCAAACTTAGATTATAAAGCAAAACAATTTGGTGACTTCTATGATCTTGATACAGATAACTTTGACAATGATCAGCAAAGACTAGCACAACATTTAATTGGATATCAAAAGCGTAAGTATTTAGAAAACATTATTAATGATGATGTAAGTCAGTATAAATTCTATCAAGGATTTATTCAAGACAAGGGTACAAAAAATAGCTTAACTAAATTGTTTGATGCATTATCTAATACAGATGCAGATAGCTTAGACTTTTATGAAGAATGGGGATTTAGATTAGGTCAATACGGATCATCAACAGCGTTTGACGAAGTTGAATATACACTTGACGAAGCAAACTTTAGACTAAGTCCACAGCCTGTTGAATTAGTTGATACAGTCTCAGGTGATGAAACAGACTTGATTTATAGAATACGACCGTTTGAAACTTATTTAAAACCTCAAGGGTATACTCATAAGCCGTTTCCAACTAACGATGTTCAAAAAAATGTATTACCAACAGCAGGATATGTAAACCCGCAAGACGTAAAACTATCAATAGCAACATACGAAGATTTATTAAACCAATCACCGTCAGAACTTAATGTTGGCGATTATGTTTGGACTGGTAAAAAAGGTATTACATGGGACGTTTTAAAGTATATTAGATCTAATGATAGAGTACTTGCTATTCAAACATCATCAGTTACTGGTGTAGAAGAATTTGTAATCACACTTGGTAAACAATCAAGATACGAAATTGACGAAATTATTGGTATAGTTGATGTTACAGGTGCTAACAAGTTTTTCAAAGTTAAGCGTAACGAGCTTGATACATTAATTTGTTACCCTAATGGTACTGTTGAAGATGCTGAATTATTAAACGGATTTGTTACTAGATTTAATTCTAATAGAACACCTAGCTTTGATAGTGCAAACTTGTTATTATCAGATTATAACAACGATCTAAAAGTTGGTGAAACAATTTGGATTGACACAGACATTACAGACAACTGGTTAGTATTAAAGAATGAGCCAGTACACTCTGAGCAACAAGTTTTATCAAATATTAAAACTAGTGATTCAAGTGTAGAGTTTGGTAAAGTAATAGCGGCAGACCAAAGAAATACAACACTTGTAATTAGTGCTCCAGGTAATAACGAAGTATACTTGTTTGGAAGAACTACAGACACAGCAGAATTCCAACACCTTCAAACAATTGAAGAACCAGGTGCAACTTATTACTCTGGTAACGGAAACTTTGGTAAGTCAGTTGCTATTGCAGAAGATGCAGAATTTTTAGCAATTGGTGCACCACAAGCAAGTAATCTTAAAACATTATACAAAGGTGAGTTTTCAGATTCTGCAAACTATGCAACAAACGATATTGTTTCTTATCAACAGAATCTATGGAGAGCAAATTACGCTATTACAGCGGCGTCTGGATCATTTACATTTAACAGCTATCATGCATCACATGATGTTGCAGTTAACAGTTATGCTGACGGAGTATATCCAGAAACAGTATATGCAATCAGAGGACGTTACAGTTTTGACGGAGCAACAGATCATATATTAGTTAGAGCTCCAGCAGATCCTTATGAAGGTTCAAGCGTTAACGATAAAATTAGTTTACAATGGAATCAATATTCACAAAACTATCCAAACGGTGTATTACCATTTGGTGTTAATGGACCAGGTGTTGCATCATTTGAAGGCACTAAAGTTATTGCTGGAAAGATTGATGCTATTTTATATGTTGACAATATTTTAAGAACACCAGCAGTAGGTGACATTATATCTACACCAACAGCAATCGGTACATTACAAGATATTATTATTGATAATGTTAACTCAGCAATGTTGTATATGACAGATGTTAATGGTGCATTTGAGTCTACAGGTTCGCTAATAACTAGTAGCGTTGACATGGGAACTTATACGGCTGTTGAATTTGCTAACCCAAATACAGCATACGGTGGGTGGTGGAGAATTGACGGCATCAATAGCTTTACAACTACAGAAAAAACAATTACAATTCCAAATCTTGTAGTAGGCGACTTTATACTTTCATCAGAAAGTAGAACACCAGAAGTTGCGGCAAATACAATGGACGATGTAAAAGCATTTAATAATGATATAGGTAATCCAACTAAAGGCGGTAAAATTGGAATAATAAGTCATTACAATAAACAAGGACTTCCTATAACAGAACCATATTGGTTTGTTAGAGCACCAAAAACAATTACAGATATTTTAAGTCCTACAGATAACTTTACAATGTCAATGAATCAAGTTAAAGATAGCTTGAATACAATTTACGATCCATCAGCATTAGGATTGTCCTTTGGATACATAAATTCACCTCACACAGTACATGACTTGTGGGACGGTTATATTGATATTACATTTACTAACTTTACACCACCACCGAACCAAGTTCCATATGTTCCAGTTGAAGGCGACATTGTAACACAATTATTTACAGGTGCATATGCAACTGTAGCGTATGTACAAGAAGGGTTACTTGGTGCAAGAGTATTTGTTAAAAACTTAGATACAAGTGCTGGAGTGTTTGCATATGGTAACACACATGGAGCAACTGGTGAGTTACATATTAGTAACTGGCAAGGTCAAGGATTTAATAGATTAACAGGACGTATTGAATCAACAGACTTGTCAACTGATTACTCAGGTAAGTATATTGTTGTTAGAAATAATGATAGTACTTTGTTGCAAGTAACAACGCCAACATTTAAAAATGAAATTGAATTCCAGTTTTATACAAACCGTTCTGTAACAGGTGCGGCACGTACAGCAAATATTCCAACTCCATTAAACAAAGAATACACACAAATATACAACTTACCAATTGATCCTAAAGACGGTGTTGCAAGTGCGTACAGTAGTGAAGGTGCATACTTTATCTACAACAAAACAGGTAGTGGAGAATACAGTTTACAACACGGTTATACAAACCTTGAAAGAGGCAATAATAAAAACTTAGCTACACAACTTGAGATGACTAAGCAAGACAATCTATATAGATTGTTTGTAAGTGCGCCAGGTGCGGGTAACGGAACTAATCCAGGTAGAATACATTTTGTTAAAAACGGTGTTGACAGTAACGGTACATACGATTGGGCATTTACTAATGATCCTTCATATAAAGGTGTCTTTAGTGATACGTTAGCATATTTTACAAACGATATTGTACTTTATAATAATCAGTTTTATAAGAGTTCAACTAACCAAGTAGCAAGTGCATTTAGTACAAGCTGGACATTGTTAGCACAGAACATTGACTTTATTGGACATGTTCCAAACGATACAGGTTATCAACCAGATGGCGATAGTACGTTTGAGAATGATGGCAACACTTTATATAATTTTGCACATCCATTTACTGTAAGTAAAAACGGAAGTGTATTAGCAACTGTAGCCGACTTTGAAAATGCAAGTCCTAAGATTGCAATTTATAGATTTAATAATAACCATTACGAATATTCACAGGTTGTTGAAACTCCTGTTGTATCTACAAAATATGCATCGTCAATATCAATAAGTGATGACGGTGAATTAATTGCAGTTGGTGCTCCGTTAGACGACACAGTAGCAAATGACAATGGTAAAGTTTATCTATACAAAAATACAGAAGGTACATTTAACTTATTCCAAGAGCTTTATAGTCCGGATAGTTCTGTAGCAGAACGTTTTGGTCAATCAGTTGACTTCTCAGGTAACCAACTAATGGTATCATCACAAGGTGGTAACTTAGTTGATAACACTTCCTTTGACAGATACACAGCCGCAATGGATCCGCAACCGCAAACGTACTTAGACGATAGTACACTTGTAACAGCACAACACGTTAACAGTAAAGAATCTGATTTAGCAGTTGAAACTACATACGATAATAACTTAACACAGTTTAGTAAAGAAAACTTAGACAGTGGCGAAGTATTCATTTACCAGTATGTTGGTGGTTACTTATTGTATGCAGAGAAATTAGCATTTAATAACAGTAACGTTGAACGCTTTGGAGAATTTATCCATGCGTCAAACAACCACATATATGTTTCAATGCCAGAGCTAAGTGCATCTAATACAGGTAATAACTTTATTGGTACAGTTGTAGATTACAAACGTCAACGTAACGAACTTCCATGGCAGACATATAGAAGTCCAACTAAACAAGTTGACTTAGGTAAATTTAAAGGTGTCTTTATTTACAGTAAAGACGGAAGTGGAATAGCAACACAATTAGATTATATTGATCCTATCCAAGGAAAAATTGCTGGACCGGCTGAAGAAGAATTAGCATTTACAACACCGTTTGATCCTGCAACTTATACTACAAGCGACCAAGCTAGTGTAAATGTAGATGCAGAAAATTATTGGGCTAATGAACACGTAGGTAAACTATGGTGGGATATTAGTACAGTACAATGGGTTGAGCCATACCAGAATAATATCATTTATAACACAGCTAACTTTAACCAGCAAATGGTTGGATCTAGTATAGATGTATATGAATGGGTTGAAACTTCACTAACACCAACACAGTGGTTAGAACTAGCTGATACAGAAGATGGATTAGCAAGAGGAATTAGTGGAACACCTAAATACGGAACTGCTACATTTGTAACTAAGAGATTATACAATAATGTAAGTACAAGTTTCTATAACAAATATTACTATTGGGTTAAGAATACTAAAATTATTCCTACACTTGAAAACAGAAAATCAAGTGCGTATGATGTTGCACAATTAATTAATGATCCAGCGGCACAAGGTTACAAATTTGTTGCAGTTTATTCCAATGATAGATTTGGATTATATAACTGTGGTAGCTTAGTTGAAGAAGATAAAAAAGCAATTAACTTTAGATATTGGACAATTCCTAATCAAGAAATTAATCAACACAGTCAGTATCAACTTATTACTGATGGATTATCATCAAGTAAACCTAACAAAGATTTAGAAGCTAAATGGATTGATAGCTTAGTTGGCGTAGATGTTTATAATAGACCAGTTCCTGATCCAGCAGTATCGCCTAAACAGCAATATGGTATACTTAATAGACCTAGACAGTCAATGTTTAAAAATAATACTGAAGCACTTAAACAAGTAATTGAACGTACTAATAGAGTGTTGGCTAAAGAATTAATTGTAGATGAGTATAGTTTTACTAACTTATTATCATCAGATCCACAACCAGAAATTATTAGTTCTAAATATGACGTAGCAGTTGATACATATTCTGAGCTTGACTTTGTTAATATTTCAAAAGTTAAACCAGCAACGCTAACTCCTGTATTTGAAGAAGGAAAATTAATTAGAGTTGAAATTACAAATGCAGGTTCGGGTTACATTACAGTACCAACATACGACTTTGAGCAAGTTGGCGATGGTGAAAAAGCACAAGTTACAATAACACTTAATACCGCAGGCGGTATAGGTAGCGTGACAGTTAGAAACCCAGGTAAAAACTATTCAGCAAATACAAACTTATCAATAAGATTGTTTAGTGTACTTGTTAAGAGTGACGAAACTGTAAACAGTAAATGGTCAATATTTTCATACAACACAGCATTAACTGAATATCAAAGAACATCAACACAAGCATATGATGTAAGTAACTGGTGGAGTTATATTGATTGGTATGCTACAGGTTACACTACATTTACTGATATTGATTTTACTATTGATCAAAGTTATTTACTAACAGCATTACCTGACACTATTGGTGATATTGTTAAAATTAAAAACATTGGTACTGGTGGTTGGTTGTTACTAGAAAAAATTAGTAACGAAGAAGCAAGTGATTACACAAGTAACTATAGAACTATTGGTAGACAAAACGGAACTATAGCATTTAAAGAAGAACTGTATAACTTTACTAAGAGCTTTGTAGGCTTTGACGGATTAAGTTATGATACAGCGTTCTACGATAACCAACCAACTAACGAATTGCGTATTATTCTAAAGGCACTTAGAGATGATATATTTGTTGACGGCTTAGAAGTAGAATATAATCAGTTATTCCTAGCAAGTATTAGATATGCGTTTGCAGAGCAACCATTTGTTGATTGGGCATTTAAAACTAGTTTCATTAAAGCAAAACACAATGCTGGTGAATTACAACAAAAAGTTACATTCCAAAATGATAACTTACCAAGCTATGAAGAATTTGTTAAAGAAACTAAACCTTTCAAAACAAAAATTAGAGAATACCTAAGTAACTATACTAAAACAGATTTAACTGCAAGTAGTACTAGTGACTTTGACTTTGCTCCGCAATACAACGAAGAAACACAACGTATTGAACCAGCATCACTTAAAGTTAAAGACAACTTAATATACGGACAAGATGCATCATTAAGCACATATCCAAATAAACATTGGTTAGATAATGTAGGCTTTGAAATAACTAGCTGTAACATTAGTGACAAAGGTATAGGTTATACTGAAATACCTGTTATTAAATTTGTTGGCGGTGGTGGAACAGGTGCTAAAGGACTTGCTAAATTAGGATCAGGCGGAAGTGTTGTAAGCATTGAAGTTACAAATCCAGGTTCAGGATATTTGTCAGCACCCACTATTGAAATTGAAGGTAGTTTGTCAACTGTTAACGAAAGTAGAATTGCTAAAGCGGCGGCACAAATAGGTAATAGTAAAATTAGAGCAATGCACTTGCGTAGCAAGTTTGACCGTGTAACAGGAACGTTCTTAATTACTTCATTAGCAGAAACACAAACGTTTACAGGTAATAACAGTTCAACATTATTTGATGTTAAATGGCCAATGGACGTAAGACGTAACCAAGTTAGTATTACAGTTGACGGTATTGAAGAATTACAAGGTAACTATTCAGTTAGCAATAAAGAATATACTGACAAGTCCTACACAAGATACAAAGGACGTATTGCATTTGAAAATCCACCAGCTAATAATGCAGTTATTATTGTTACATACAAAAAAGATGTATCAATGTTACAAGCACAAGATAGAATTAACTTATTCTATAATCCTACAACAGGACAGTTAGGTAATGATATTTCACAGTTAATGGACGGTATTGATTACGGTGGAGTACAAGTTAAGAGTTTTGCATTTAATACTGGTACAGGATATGGTAACGAACCATACTACACAACTACTTGGGATTCATATGATGCAACATACGAAGATGAAATTTTCCAACTAGATGGAAGTACACAAGTATTAACATTGTCTGCTCCATTAGTTAATGGCGTTACATATAACGTATACAAAAATGGTATTAGAATTGACGATCCAGAATATGACGGATCAACAGTTCCAGGTAATCCAAATGCAGTAATGAATTCACTATTAGGTGACGGCACAACAGATACATTTGTTATTGACAATGATAAGATTTCAACAGCAGGTAACGATGTAATTGTTATTAGAAAATCAACAAGTGATGGTAGTTTCTTACCAGATGCAGATGCATATGATACAATGTTACAAGGTGGTGACATAGCATACTCAACTGCAAAAGGTATTAGTGCAGAGGAAATTGTAGTTGACGGTGATGGATTTGTAACTCCATTAACATCAAAAGGACCTGAAGAACTTGTACCAGGGCAATTACTTGATAGTGTAAACATTAAAGTATATGATAGAATTAATGATGGTTCAAGTATTATTAATAATTACAATTACATTTACACAGGAAGCCGTACATTTAACCTTGATAGAGTACCAGCAAGTAGTAAAGATGTATTTGTTAAAGCTAACGGAACAATTTTAGATTCAGGTAATAACAGTTTGTTTACTGTAAACTACCAAGATAAAACATTAACATTAGATAACAGCGTTGCAATAGCAAACGGACAAAGTGTTAACATTATTACAATGTCAGCAAACGGTGAAAACATTCTTGATGCTGACACATTTACAGGTGACGGATCAACATCAGTGTTTGTTACATCAGTTAAATTTAAAGCAGGACTAAGTTTATTCCTTACAAAAGATGGTAATCCACTTAATGCTGTACTTGCAGAAACAGATGCAACATACGAAACAGCAGGACAAGTATTACTTAGATTGCCAGTTGCTCCTCTTCCAGGTGAACTTATACAATATGTAATTTATGATAGTGCGGCTAAGTCGTTCTCACAGATATCAATTGATGAGTTTACAGGTTCAGGATCATTACAAACATTTAATTTAGCTAATGCACCGTTTACACAACGCCCATTAGCAAACAGCGTAGTTGTTAAAGTAGGTAATAAAATACTTACACCTGGATACAATCAACAGTATACAGTTTCAACAACTAGAGAATACAAACTGCGTGATTGGCAAGTTGGACTTGCACAGATACCAGCAGAAAAAATTAAAGTATTCTTAAACGGTGTAGAGCAAATATTATCAACAAGTTATATTTGGAATAGATTTAATTCAAGTGTTGAATTGTTTGCTGGTGTTGGTAACAACGGAGACATTTTAGATGTTTACTTACTAGGTGACGGAGAGTACGACTTTGGTGTGTTTGATGTTAACGGATATTGGGTTGAAACACCTAATCAAGTACAGTTAACAACTGCTCCACAAAACGGTGAAAAGGTAACTGTTTATCAATTTAGTAATCATGATGTTGCAAAAATTGAAAGAATTAATTTAGATGTTGTTGCAAGAGCTACACTTACAACAGATACAAAAGAATATAACGAATATCATCAATTAGCAAACGGATTTATTAAACTAAGAACTCCTGCAATTGATACAAGTTATGTATGGTTAACTAAAAATGGCGTACTATTAAGTCCAAATGTTGAATATGCATTACTAGAAGACAAAGTAACTATTAGAGTAGCAGTTGATATTGATGCAAATGACGAAATGGAAGTAATACACTTTAGTAATAGTACTATTATTCCTAAGTTTGGGTTTAGTCAATTCAAAGATATGCTTAATAGAACACACTTTAAACGTTTAGGTGATGATTCACAATACTTCTTAGCAGAAGATCTAAACTATTACGATACTAGCATCAAAGTTACTAACTCTGATACACTACCTCAACCAAATAAAGAGCGTAGTATTCCGGGTATTGTATTTGTTGATGGAGAGCGTATTGAATATTACTTAAAAGAAGATGGAGTACTTAGACAATTACGTAGAGGTACGCTAGGAACGGGTATTGCAACAGTACATGCTAAAGGCGCTGAACTATTAGATCAGAGTAATAAGCAAACTGTACCATATCAAGATAGAACACTTCAGCAAACATTTACAGCAGATGGTTCAACTAGTAGCATTGTAGTAGACTTTATTCCAAATTCAGTACATGAATTTGAAATATTTGTCGCTGGTAAGCGCCTGCGTAAAAATGCAATAAATACATATGATCCAACTGTTGATTTAGACAGCCCAGAGGCAGATATTGTGTCGCCCGCGGAGTTTAGTGTCGATGGAACAACTTCAACTGTTGTATTAGCTGAAACACCACCTATTAATACCAAGATAGTGGTGGTTAGACGCATTGGTAGACCTTGGACTGACACTGGAATTCCTTTACATAGGCAGGAAAATGACATTGCAAGGTTCTTAAGGACAACAGAGGTGGCGTTACCTAAATAAATACACTTGTAGGAAATAATGATGACAGACAAATTTAATGATAAACAAGGTGTTCTTTTGCAAGGGCACATCAAGATACACAATCCAGAAACTGGTGAAATCTTGGTGGACAAGCGTAATGCTATTCACTACGAGAACATGAGTATTTCATTAGCGGAAAGTTTATCTAATCAAGGACAAGGTATGGTCTACCAAATGGCATTTGGTAATGGCGGTACTAACGTAGACCCAACGGGTATTATTACGTACTTGTCACCAAACTCAACAGGAACTAACGCTAGTTTGTACAATCAAACATACGCTAAAGTTATTGACAACAATAATGTTAATAACGTTGATCCTACTAGAAACAAATTAGAAACTAGACACGTAAGCGGAACAAACTACACAGATATTGTAGCAACTTGTTTGTTAGACTATGGTGAGCCTAGTGGGCAAGATGCTCTTGATAACGCAACAGCAAACGATAGTTTGTATGTGTTTGACGAGTTAGGACTTGTAAGTTATGCAACTAGCGGAACAGGCAGATTGCTAACACACGTAATTTTCCACCCTGTACAAAAATCACTAAACAGATTAATCCAAATTGATTATACTGTTAGAGTACAGAGTTTAACAGGTTTTAACGAGGTTTAATAAATGGCATATACTGTACAATATACTGACTTATCCCAAAAAGGTACTATTGTTGTTGAAGACAACACTATTAACCAACAAACGTCCTTGGACTTGCCAGGCAGAAATACAACTGCTTACGGTACAGCTATTGCCGAAAACTTCTTACACTTATTAGAAAACTTTGCTTTTAACACAGCACCAACAAATCCAGTAGAAGGACAGTTGTGGTATGATACAACACCAGGTGTTGATCAGTTAAAATTATATGATGGAACTAACTGGGTTAGTGCATCAGGATTAAAGAAAGCTACAACAGCACCAGAAGCAAACCAATCAGTTACAGGTGACCTTTGGGTTGATACAGACAACCAACAATTATATTTGTATACAGGTTCAGGTTGGATATTAGTTGGACCAACATTTAGTGATGGACTATCAACAGGTGTTAAACCTACAACTATTATCGGTACAGATAATGTTACGTACACAGTTTTAGTTATTGAAGTAAAAGCAAAAACACTTGCAATTATTTCAACAGATGCATTTACACCAAAGACTACAATACAAGGCTTTACACGTATTAAGCCAGGATACAATTTAAGTACATTTGATATCACTGGTTCAGGTACTGCAAAATATTTAGGTACAGCAGAAAAAGCAGAAGCATTAGTTATTGGATCAGAAAATGTTCCAGCGGCAAACTTCCTTAGAGCTGACAAAGAAACTAACAGCCTAGTTGCTGTTAAAATTAAAAACAATTCAGGTATCACAGTAGGTGCAGATAGTGCATTGAACATTGGTATTGAAGGACAAGCAGGTATTATTGGTCACCAAACAAGTGGATCAAACATTGATATTAGAGTTAACAATGAAGGTACAACTACTACAGTTTTACGTGTTGATTCAACAAGCAAAATTGGTATTAATAACTTAGCACCAGTTGAGTCATTAGATGTAGTTGGAAATATACAAACAGACAGTAGCGTATTAGTTAACGGAACAACAGACAGTTCAACTATAAACACAGGTAGCATTATTGCTAAAGGTGGTGTTGGTATTGCTAAAAGATTATATGTAGGTAGCGATGCAAACGTTGGCGGATTATTAACTACAGGTAATATTGTTCCAAACATTACAACAACAAGAAACATTGGTACTCAAAACGAACAGTTCTTAAATGTATTTTCGCAGAACTTTATTGGTAACGTAACAGGTAACGTAACAGGATCAATTAGTGGTAGATCAGGTTCAACTGATAAACTAGCAAGTGCAACTACATTTAGAATGGTTGGTGATGTTAGTTCTCCTGAGTTTAGCTTTGATGGACAAGATGCTAGTG